AATACAATCATTTATTGGATTTGTGAGATTACGATCTCCCAACATTTGCTCTCAGTATGATCTCCTCGATCGCTGAATTCCTTGGCAACCAATTGCTCCTGCCTTTTGATAAGGTTGTGGGTCTTGTTGCTGAGAAGGGGAAGTTGCAGGTTCCGACGCGGGAGTCATTTCTTGGATATGTTGTGATGGCAGCGCTCACGCTTGCCATTGCCGAGTTTTTCCGTGCTCACGGAAATCTTTGTGGGAGGGCATATGGGCACTTCTTGGGTGCATGCGCTTCGCTTTGGAAGTATTGCGTTGATCGCATGCAGAGGCCGGCCACTGGTGACGTGGCTAGCCAGCGCTTTGGGTATTTCCAGCATGGTGATGAACATTATTGGCGATGCCGGCGTACCAGCAAGTTGTACAGGGTGGAACCTGGACGAGGACAATTTTATATTGACGACGCTGGCGTTGAGCAGTATGAAGTGATGGATTATATCCATGTTTTGGTACAGGGAAGCGAGCTTATTCAGCCGGAGGCGAACCTTTTGCATGGCGAAGTTCCGTTGCCATTTGAGGGTTTGCACAAGTCCGTGGTGGCCATTTTCCAGAAGAACCATGACGGAGAATTTGCCCAAGTTGGGCATGGCCATCGCTGTGGGGACTATTTATTCACCAATGCTCATGTTCATGACGCCACGAATGGTGATGTCTACTTCTCAAAAGATTTGAAGAAGTTTTGGCCTGTTGGAGAATTTACTTATTTTGTCAAGAATTATTCGAAAGCCACAGGCAATGACTTGGGTGCATATTTTGTCTCCCGTGGGACTTGGGCTGCTTCAGGAGTTTCGACGTTCCAGGCGACCAACTATTGGCCGCAGTCTGAGGGTCGGATTGAGATCACCGCTTACGATGATGTTCGCGGGAAGCACATGATTGCCAAAGGGCATGTCTACAATCAGACGCTCGTTGACGCGAAGCTTGGAATGGTTCCACACTCGGCGATTACAAAAGTCGGGTGGAGTGGTGCGCCCGTTTTCATGATGAAAGGGCAGAAACGCACCATTGTGGGGATTCATTGTGGAGGGGGTAGCGATGGGAGCGCTAATTACGCTTGTTCAATTTACGAGCTGCTTGAGTTCAGAAGGAGATTGGGTCTGGAGCCCAAAATCCCACTGGTGTGTGAGGCAAAGTTCATTTCTCCTCCATCCAAGACCAAGCAGTTTGACCGCTACGATGAGGAATCTCCTGAAGAGAGAGAGCGGCGAGAGGACTCTGAAATGTTGACTCGGGAGGCGGAAGAACACGTCACCGAGCTCCTCCATGGTGAGGCAAATTCGCCCCCCAAGAAAGACATTTCGCCTGAGGCCAAATTGCCCGGGCCAACTTGGTACGAGCATTGCCACATAGATGCGCCCCATTCGCCAGCGGGCACGCTCGTCTTGCACTTGGCGGACGATGTGGCAAACATGGCAGATTTGGAAGATCTGGACATTCCTGATGGACCACCTTCTTCTCCGGATCCCGATTTGGATGGTGGCGCAGCCGATGTCCATGTCAATGCCGTGCTTGCGGAGTACATTTTGCGCGCTCGGGCTATTAACGAGGAAGTTGGACCCCCGCCAGGGCTTTTTCCGAGTCTTTCAGAGGCGGAGCCTCCAGAGGTGCCACAGGAAGAACATGAGCCTGAGGAGCACGGAGGTTTGAGTGAGCCCATTTATATGGGAAATCCACAAGGAGAGCCTGTCACTCTTGGCCCTCAAATTTCTCCAGAGGAAAGGGAGCGAGGTCAGAAGACCTTTGAATCCCGAGCGTCGAGGCCACTGTGGGCTAAGGCGTTCCTTGGAGTGGGCCTTCTCGGTGCCACAGCCTTGTCTCCTTCAGGTAGGGCTGTTACGGATGAGAAGGCGAGATCTCTACTTCGATGTAGCCCGCAGGATTTGGCGGAGGCCAGGAAGATGTGTCCCATTTCACTGTTAGCCACCCCAGCTTTTGACAGATATCGTGGTTACTTGGGATCAGGTGATGTGGATTGGGTCAATTTTGAATCTCACAAGATTGTGAATCAGTCCAACGTCACCGTGGCGGCTACAGTGGGCACCTCTCGCCTTTATTCCAAGGAAACCCCGCTCACGAAGTTACCCGGGAGGTACCGGGAGGTGATAAGTGAGATGGGTCTTGGCCCAGAGCAGGGTTTCGAGGACTACGTCATGCCGCCTAGTGGAGCTGAGGCTGTGAAGGAATCATTGGAGTCACAGCTTAATGCCACTTGCCATGAGCCTTGGCCAAAGGAAGTGCTAGAAAGAGATGGTGGGAATTATTTGCGAGACGAGTTGCATTCCGAGGCTGGAAAGTATCCACTCGCTTTCTCATCTGGCATTTCTCAGGTTCACGATTTTGTGGTTAAATTGGCCAAGGAATTCGATGGCACAAAGTCCTCTGGATGGTCGGCTCATTATCGGCCGGGTCCGAAGTCGGCCTGGCAATGTGCAGAGGGCTTGGAAACTGCATCCTACCTGGTTAGGTGCAGGTTGCTATTGAGGTTGGCGTGGGGTGCTCACGAGATGTCCAAGATGACTCCTGAGCAGATGGTTCAAAATGGCTTGAGCGACCCTAAGGTTGCAAGCATCAAGTCAGAGCCTCATGCTCCCCGCAAGGCCGCCAACAAGAAGTGGAGAGTCATTTGGGGGGCATCCATTATAGACCTTCTTGCTCAAGGTGTTACCTGTCGCATCCAGGATAAGCTGGACATTCACAGCTACCAGGATGGAACTGGCCAACACAGCCAGGCTGTGGGTTTGGGCCATCATCCTGAAGGAATCCAGATGATTGGCAAACACATTGAGCGTCTTCAAGCGACGGGCCATCAATTGTTCGATGCTGACGCAAGTGGATGGGACATGAGCGTGAAGAGAGACTCTATATTAATGGATGCCGAGAGAAGGATAAGGTGTTATGTTGGTCCTTACCATGAAATATTTGCTGCTCTGCAGATGGCAGAGGCTATGACCAACTCTGCCCATATGCTCGCTTTCGGGCCTTACCTATTCTCCATTTATCTTGCTGGGATAACCGCGAGTGGGATATTGCCAACCACGTCTCAAAATTCGTTTATGAGAGCTTTCATCGCTCGATTGGTTGGTATAATTGCCACTTTATGCGGTGGTGATGATCTTATGGGAGCCGGGAAATTTGATCCTGCATATGAACGGCGGTTTGGCCCCATTGAGAAGAAGATCACTTACCGGGAACAGGGTGAACCGATAGAGTTCACGTCTTTCTTATTCCGCAAGGAGAATGGCGTTTGGAAGGCAGATTTTGTCAACTTGGGCAAATCATGCGCCAAGCTGGCCTTTTCGAGCAAGCCAGTGACACCAGATCAGCTGGGTGGCGTTTTGTACCATTTGCGCGACAACGAGTCCAATGCAAGTCTATTCCGCGAGATTTGCCGCAAGATGGACTGGCCGATAGAGGGAGCGATTGCAGGCCCCGACGGCGATCAAGGCTAGCGGAATCGCGCTTTCACCCGAAGTCCCGTGGCTTGGCGCGAGGGCGCCCAAAGGACGGATTGTATAGAAACTTTGGGTTTGGCTGACAAGTTCAGACCACTAATACACGCACTGTTTTCCTTTTATCAAAAGATTATTCATATACCTAAAAAGATAAAATCTTGTCCGGCTAACGCCGTAGATGTCATCAAAAGGTCGGCAGGCCCGCCGCCGCAATCGTCGCGCTGCAGCACAACCGCGGCGCCGTCACCTGAAGGGTCCAGGAGGAGGAGCTATGAGCCGTGGCTCCCGGCCGACCAATCGTTCTCACGCCACCAACGTCCTTGCGACGGGGGTGGCAGCAGCCCCTAAGAAGGCTTTCGGTTGCACCATCGGACACACCCTTCATTGTTGGGATGCCAAGCATCCCCACCATTTGCCGTTGCCTCGAGCGGTTGGCCCGTATACGGTGATTCGGGCCACCAAGAGAATCACAAGTGGTAGAGCTGCCAATATCATTGGTTCCTTCCAATTTAAGGATGGCGCTTCGACTACTCCTGACTTCGGCAATTGGTCAGAGACAATCATGGTTTCTGACGTCAATCCAACTGCCCCGATTAACCAAAGCAATAACACCTTCGCGAGTTCGGTTGAGCTTGGAGGTTTAGGAGCCGCGGCGACTCTTGTTCCTTCAGCGTTGTCGGTGCAGATCATGTGCCCAACAGCCCTTCAGACGGCTTCAGGCGTGATCTATGCTGGCGTCATGAACACCCAAGCCGCTTTGGCAGGTCGCACTGAGACTTGGTTTTCATACATGGAAAAGTTTGTGCAGTTTCAGAGCCCTAGACTTTTAGCGGCGTCCAAGTTGGCCCTGCGCGGAGTGCAGATCAATTCGTACCCATTGAATATGTCCGAAGTGAGTAAGTTTACTCAGCTGAAAGGGACAGGTGACGAAAATTTTGCATGGGAGCATTTTAACCCCGCAGGTTGGGCTCCGATTGTCATTTACAACCCATCTGGCACAACACTGGAGATGCTCATCACCGTCGAGTACCGAGTGAGGTTTGACCTGGATCACCCCGCCAGTGCTTCACATTCGCATCACCCAGTGGCCAGTGATTCCGCATGGGATCGGTTGGTCCGCCAGGCTTCATCCCTGGGCAACGGAGTCATGGATATTGCTGATGTGGTCGCGAACGCCGGCATGTCAGTCGGCAGGGCGATCGCTGTTGCCAACCGGGTCAACAATGTCCTCCGGCCTCTGCCTTTGGCAGCGGCAGCGGCTTAGTGGGTTGCCGTGAGATCGAAGAGTTGCAAGCACAGCGCTCTGTAACTCCCCGCAGGCTCTTTGAGGCGTAAATAAACGCTAAATGCTGAGATAAAGGCTGCCTTCAAAGATGAAAGTTCCCCGAGTAACGGGCTTGTGTTAGAG